TGGAGCAGACGAAAATATCTAATTTTTAATTATGTTTAGTGAAAGAATTTTTAGTATTGGTATTAGCAAGTTTAAACTTAATGGACTTGATAATGAAACTCTGTGTGAACAGGTAAGATATTTCTCGTCAAATCCAAATGATCGGATTCATGGGCAAAGAGATATGAATGTAAATAATCCACATCTAATATCATTGACGGATGTGGTATTAAAGGAGTCTCAAAAAATTACAGATTCTATACTTGCAAATCCAAAAGTAAATGTTAGATGTTCCGTGACGAGGGTATGGGGGAATCATAATTTAAATTGTGATATTTGCATTCCTCATGTTCATAGAGATAGTTTTTTATCTGCGGTTTACTATCCCAAAGCATCAGAAGATTCTAGATTACATTTTCAATCACCATTTACAGATGCTTTACTATCTAAAATTCCAATTTTAGCATCAGAGGTATATGACGAATTCAATAGTTCATATCATCAAATACATGCTGAAACTGATATGCTAGTAATTTTTCCTGCAAATTTATTACACTTCGTTCCTCCCACTAGGGGCGAAAGATATTCCATCGTTTATGATATAGGAGTTAAAGATGAATCCATTTGAAGGTCTGGACAATGCTTTTGGCACAGAACCAGCAGAGATACAGAAGCATGAAAATATAAAACCTCAGTTGAAAAAAAGTGATACTGAGGATGTCAAGCAAGACTATGAGACAACTCGTGCTCAGTTACATAATCTGGTAATGAAAGGTCAGGAGGCAGTAGATGGCATACTTGATGTGGCACGAGCGTCAGATCATCCTCGTGCTTATGAAGTTGCAGGTCAACTTATTAAAAACGTTGGAGATGTAGCAGATAAATTGATTGATTTACAAAAGAAAATGAAGGAGTTAGATGCAGACGATAAGAAGTCGAGCCCGTCTACTGTTAATAACACGATGTTTATTGGCAGTACTGCGGACTTACAGAAGATGTTAAAGAAGCAAAAAGAGATAAATAATACTGAAGAACCCTAACTGAATGTCATGGCAACCATCCCTGTACAAGATTTAGGTAGTCTCACTGATAATAGTGACACTGCTAAAACTACTAATGCATACACAGTGAAAACTGGATATTACAGATTTATCAATGCTGATAGTCATAGCAATCATTTTGCATGGGGTGGTGCTCCTGATGTAACTACGGATATGGTAGTGCATATGCCTGTTGATGGTGCTGAGGTATTCAAACTGGCAAAACCCAAAGCAGCAAAGATTGCGGGTGCAACTGCTGCAAATCCTTGCGTATTAACTTTAGATACACCCAACCAACAAACCAATATTGTTGTTGGTGATTATGTAACTATCTCTGGTGCTGCTGTCTCTGGTTACAACTTCTCCCATAAAGAAGTTACTGCTGTTAACTCTGTAACTGGTGCTATCACCATTGATGCTGATGCATCTGCACTTTCTGCATTTACTGGCACTGCATTTGCAAGAAACAGCATTAAGATTCAAGCAAAAGGCGACAGCACCAATGGCATGACCATGTATATCAACGAAGTGCAAATCGAAGGTTGATATGTCAAAAGGTTTTGCATCAGATATTCCACCTGCTCTTAATGGCACCGCTAAGAAATATATTAGGGGTATGATGAAGGGTAAGGATAGATGGAATAAACTCTATGGAGGTCGCTCCAAAGAGGTGATGCATAAGACTGCAAACAAAATGGCCATGGGAGAAATGTCTAAAATGCCACCAACATATAACGATCTATTCGGAGAAGCAAACAAGTCTGGAGATAATTCTCTTCGTGACTGGTTTGGTAAGAGTAAATCATCTGATGGAACACCTGGTTGGGTACAACTTGGTGGTAAGTTTGCAGGAAAACCTTGTGCAAAGCAACCTGGTCAGACTACTAAACCCAAATGTGGGTCTAGTAAAATGAAAAGAAACCTAAATAAAGGCGAGGAAGAAGCAGCATTTCGTCGCAAGAATGCTGAAGACCCAAATCCAGATCGTAAAGGGAAGGCAAAAAACGTGAAGACAGAAGATCTCGACCTTAAAAAAATGTCTAAAGAACTTGACGGTGCATCTAAGATGCATAAAGGTCAGTCCGAACGTATTAAAAAGCATCTTAAAAAAATGAATGTTGCAGAACGTGCAGATATGTGGCATCCAGATCCTGAGAAGGATAAGAAACTGGGTGGACCTGGTGCTAATGCTCGTGCCCGTGAAGATAGTGCTGCTAAATCTAAACCTAAGGCAGATCCTAAGAAACTGAAACCAGGTGAGTCCTACATGGACTATTCCAAACGTCAGAAGGCATCAAGACCAAAGTCTAGTACTGCTGTCAGTAGATTGAACGCAATGGGTGCCAACATCAAACCCAAGAAAAAATCTTTATTGGGTAGGTTGGGTCTTAGAAAAGAAGATACTGTCAATGAGAAAGCAGGCGAGAAGGATGCTTGCTATAAGAAAGTAAAAGCAAGTGCAAAGGTATGGCCTTCTGCATATGCTAGTGGTAGATTAGTCCAGTGCCGTAAGAAAGGTGCTGCTAACTATGGTAATAAGTCTGAGGGAATGACATTCCAACAGGTTCAAGAGAAGTGTTGGCAGGGATATAAAAAAGTTGGTATGAAAAAGAAAGGTGCCAAACTAGTACCAAATTGCGTTCCCGAGGAAGTGCAAAATGAAGGAGCAGCCTGGACAAAAAAGTCAGGAAAGAACTCCGAAGGAGGACTCAATGAAAAAGGACGAAAGTCTTATGAAAAGGAAAATCCAGGATCAGACCTCAAAGCACCAAGCACAAAAGTTGGAAATCCCCGCAGGGCATCCTTCTGCGCTAGAATGAAGGGTATGAGAAAGAGACAGAAAGCATCCAACAACACTGGAGATGATCGTCTGTCGAAGTCACTTAGGAAGTGGAATTGCTGATATCTTAACACATTGTAACTTACAATCTAGGTAAATAGTAGTATACTTGTCACAACAAGGCGGTACTACTATGGTTTCTTTTTACCTATCCGTTACTGTTTTCATTTTGTTTGTAGCATATGCAGGCATTGAAAATGTAATGAAGTTATTTGCATTCCTAGATTTAGAACTGCGTTGGCATTGGATTATATTCCGTAGTTATTTCATCAGAAGAGATCTAGAAGAAAGACTAGGATTCCCCAAGACGAGTTTTATACAACACTACAAAACATATGGAAAGTAAAGAAGTATCCGAATTATCTCTGACTAGAACGGAGTGTGCTAAGTGTGGTGCTATTTGGATTAATGGTAAGCACATGTTTAGTGGAACTGCTGCATCTTATGATAATAGCGAACTGGACCTTGCTGGTTTAGTATGTAATAAGTTGGGTAATGAGCAATGCATTAACCCTAAAAAGGGACAAGATGGTGGTCAAACATGGGCATACCGAGCAGGATTTGTCGATGGTGCAATGAAGGCAAAGAGAGATTCTTTAGACGATCTCAATAACATGATCAATCCCTGACACAGACTGTTAAAACTTACTTAAATCAAATACTTCATGAGTAAATAGTCTTAGTTACTATTTGTTTTATGAAGTATTTTTTTGTTCTTCTGGCTACTTTATTTTTTGCTGTTCCAGCATGGGCAGTGGATGTACAAATGGGTGCTGGTGGAAACTTAGTATTTGAACCTAGTGAGATTACAATCTCTGCAGGTGAGACAGTTCATTTTGTCAATGAGGCATTACCCCCTCACAATATTATTGTAGAGGCACGTCCAGATCTTTCCAGAGAAGCATTACTTTTTGCTCCAGGAGAATCACAAGACGTTGTATTTGCTGACGCAGGGGACTATAATTTCTTTTGTGGACCTCATCAAGGAGCAGGTATGACTGGCGTAATTCATGTTGAATGATTATATAACTAGAGAAGAAGTACAGGAGATGATTGACGATGCCATACGACAACATAATCGTAATGCTTCAATTATCTCTATGTGTGTTGGTTGGGTTGTTCTCGCACTTTTTGCTGAGGGTCTTCTTCGACTCATTGGAGTAGTTCCTCCAATGTTCCCAAGTTTAAATTTAACTCTGTAAATGAAATGAAAGTAGGAATGATTGGTCTAGGTCGTACTGGTGAAGGTATGTCCCGTCGTATGATGGAAAAGGGAATTGAAGTCTGGGGTTACAGTAGTACTAACTACGAGAATGCCTGTGGACAATATGAAGCAGGATATATCAGTGGATGTGTAACTTCACTAGAGTATCTTGTTAGAGCAGTTAAATCTGACAGTAAGCAATACACTAGTGCTGGTAGAATTCCTGGTATTTTTCAGATGACCTGTCCAGAGCAAAAAGCAGAAGACACTCTAGATGAGTTGCTGCCATTACTCGAAGAGGGCGATATTATTATTGATCATAGTACCAGTGACATTTCAAAATGTGAGGAACTTCAAAAGTATTGTAGTAAGTTGGGCATTTCATATATCTTCTCTGGAGTATATGGAGCAACCCATGCTGTAAATGCATGTTCTAAAATTTTCCAATCGCTATCACCAGGTAATGCCCTCTGAATTTGATTATGTCGAAGCACCTACAGAAGGTGAAGTTGATAAGTGGGGGTTTACTATTAAACCCTCTATTAGTGATGATGAATTAATTCTTAGATGTATTAAGAATGCACCTGAGGGATGTGATAAGAAGCAAGCGATGAGACTAATTAAAATCTACGAGGACAAAATCAATGACTTTAGCTGATGTCTTACTTTTCGGATCACTACCATTCATATGTGCCACCTTTTATTTCGGGCACAGAAAGGGTGAGAATGTCTATTATGAAAGTGACAAATATGACGGAAACGGAACAGCGCATTAAGATGAGACATGCGTTTGCCATGTCATCATTTGCTAGAATGTTTACTCCAAACAAACTCACACATGAGATGAGAGCACTCTGTAGAGAGTGGTCTGAAATTGGAGAACAACCGCCTCAAGGTGA